CGGAAGTCACTGTCGTTCTCAAAATCGGTGGAGCTGCATGACAAGGTCATCGGGCATTATCTGAACATAAAACACTATCAATAAGTTGGAGTCATTACCCCGATCTGTTATGAACGGTAGTGTCATCAATACTCTGAGGCTGGTCAATCATCACAGAAAACCAGCCTTTGGAGCAAAGCAATACTCACCGAAAATGATCATAGTCACACCGAACGCGATTCATGCGGAACTGTTTGGTAAATAGCACCACCGGATCTTGGGGGCGCTGTGATTATTACAGTATTGCTATCACCGTCATTTTTGAATGTCACTTTACCAGTAGCATCAACGCCTACCCAGGAGGCCGAGCTTGAAACAAATAATCAGCCGCCGTTTTTCCTGGTGCAAAGCTGTCATTATTCAACTGATAATACGCCCCGGTAAATCCCTGCGAAGGGAATGAAGCTGTCGGTAGGTTTGCACCATTCACTGACACTGTACCGGTCATTGGTCTGGTTTCCGCGCTAATGAATTCTATCGTGGTACTCAGGCCCGTCTGATGAACACCATTCAATACGGGGATCAGCGTTGCGATACCCTCTCCGCCTCCTGTAACAGTAGCTTTGTAATCACCGTTGATATTTTGACTGTAATCAATTGCGCTAATTTTCATATAGGGCACGTTTGTACCTGATTGCACAAATTCCATCCCTTAAGAAACTTTGATCGGATTGCCTGATATATCGTGCAGAACAAGATGTAGCTCAGCACTATCGGTAAAGTCCCCTTTCAGTGATGACTGGTTGTTCTTAAGGATGGACTGCGAGGCGTCTGCTGGGCCTGCCACTAGCGATATATCTACTGTTTGCTTGTGACTGTGCTTACAGTGACGCTCCCCGTTATCGCTCCTTTCACGCTTGTTGTCGCGATTCCGTTTTGATCGGTCACTGCTGTTAATGACGTTAATGTGGTGGAGCCGCTTTTTAAGGCGAAGTACACAGTGAGACCTTCGATCAGGTTACCACTGCCATCCTCAACCGTTGCCTTTAAGGTACTTAAATCACTGTTGGTGGCGGCGATAGTCGATGGATCAGCGATAAAGCTAGCAACATGGGCGGTGCTTGAGTTGCCAGTAACCTTCACGGTTACCTTCCCTGAACGAGCTAACATAAATGCGCCCTTTCTAGCACAGCGAAAAAAAGTAGATCCTGATAGCAATATGATTGAAAATTAATAACTTTTCGTTAAGCAGTTTTGGGTGTGAGTTGCAAGAGGGGAGACTACTGAATTACTCAAGTTTTATAATCAAGGGGAAAATGGTGATGGCGTTCATAGCAAAACGCCCTCAACCATGAAGATTGAGGGCGCTTAAGATGTCAAAAACCCGCTATCCGTTAAAAAGCAATGCTCAACTAAGAGCAGTGACATTGCGCTAAAAAAGCGAATCTTTAGAATTTGGCTCCTCTGACTGGACTCGAACCAGTGACATACGGATTAACAGTCCGCCGTTCTACCGACTGAACTACAGAGGAATCGTGAGAACGGGGCGCATATTACTTAGCGGTACCTTGTCTGTCAACACTAAATTTCATAAGCCATTTCAATTGGTTAATTAATCTGCAAAGTTGTTAATTAATGAACATTCGTCGCCGAAAACGAGTCTGTATCATTAGCGTGATGCAGTCTCTGCAAAGGATCTTGTTGATAAAATTGACAGAAACGTTGCCACAATGAAGGGAAACGAGGAGCAAAAAGTTCTGGGGCGCTAAAGAAATATTCAGAAAGTACGGCAAAACATTCAGCAGGATCACTGGCAGCATAAGCATCAATGCTCGCCGCATTCTCACCAACTAATTCGATTTCTTCCTGAATGTTGTTCATTGCAGCATGAAGATCGTGTTCCCAGCCAGCAACCTCACGCAACGAAATAAAGGGAACTCCGCTGGCGCGATCGCCGTTACGGGTGTCCAGCTTATGAGCGACTTCATGAATAATCAGGTTAAAACCAGAAGCATCAAAAGAATCTTGTATATCCAACCAGTTCAAAACGATAGGCCCTTGCTGCCAGCTCTGACCTGACTGAACAATACGTTGGTTATGCACCAGACCGACATCGTCTTCCCATTCATCATCGACCACAAATGGCGCAGGATAAATTAAGACTTCATGAAAACCATCCAGCCATTCCAGTCCTAACTCCAGAACGGGCAGGCAAAATAGAAGTGCTATCCGGCAGCTTCTTAATGAATTCAGCTCAAAGCCCTGTAAAGGAACAAGCCGTTTTTGTTGTAAAAAACGTTCGGCAAGAGCGACTAATTTGCTTTGTTCCTGTTCTGTCAGACACGTTAAAAGGGGGATCGATAGTGCTTCCTGCCAGGGAAGGGCAGTTTGATGTGCTGATTCTTGTACTTTCCAGGGCCACTTAATCATCGTTTTGCTCGCAAACTCGTCACTTGAACAAAATTGCACGGACAGGGACTGTTAAAATGCCAAATTTCCTGGCATCATGGCAACCATCTGAACGGAGAGATGCCGGAGCGGCTGAACGGACCGGTCTCGAAAACCGGAGTGGGGGCAACTCCACCGGGGGTTCAAATCCCCCTCTCTCCGCCAAAATTCAATCACTTATACATCATTAAGTCAGTGACAAAAATCACACTTGGAATTACTTGGAATATTTTCTTGGAATATTTTCAGGTAACGGGACATCAAGTGTCGGTGAAACTTTAACCTTCCTGTCATAGATTAGCACTTGCCCCTCGGTTTTGTGACCAGAGAAAAGTTGCTTATCCCGACTGCTTCCTTCATAGTCTGAAATTCCTTTCGCCTTCAGATCATGAAAGGTGAAGTCGGTTAAAATACCTGAAATTTTGCCTGCGCGATTTCTTGCTTCTACCCACATTTCGTTAAAGCCTTTGTACATATATCGGTTGCCGTATTGATTACTGATTACATAGGCGGATGTTGGTAACTGTTTTGCTTTTTCGATCGCCGCCTGTAATCGTGGACTCCATGCTTTTATCTGTTTTTTTCCTGTTTTCCCTTGCTGGATAAAGATTCCGTCGTTTCCAATCTGCTCCCATTTCAGCGATAACACATCGGAAACCCTCGCTGCACACAGATAGGCAATTTCCATTGCGATAAAAACAGGAAGAGGTGCAACGCTTAATACTGCCTGGTATTCTTTGTCGGTTACATATCGTTCGCGGTTTTTGGCCTTGAATTTACTTACACCTGCACATGGGTTAGCCTTCACGTACCCTCGCTCATACCCCCAACTGTAAACGCGGGACATACTGCTTTTTTCATGGTTGGCTTGCGTTTTACTCTGTTCCCCTCTCTTGTCCATGTATCGACGGATGTGTTCTGGTTTTATGGAATCTGCCGGCACCTTACCGAATACGGCAAGCAACTTTTTTTGATGTTGCAGATAATCTTTTTGTGTTCTTGGACTGAGGTCACTGTAATAGGCGCTGGCGAGGAATTTTTCCCACAAGCGACCGAATGTCATTGCACGATCGCGATTATTTACAGTTTCCTCATACTTTTTCCATAAAGCAGCTAAACCATCCTTGATGGCGGTTAGTGTGACAGATTCTCTGGATGTTGGTTTCCATACATAACTATATTTATTTGGGTATACATTTGGAGGTAGTTTTTCGTGTTCAGGATTTTTCCTTCGTCTTCCCATTAGATTGCACCAAAATTCGGCTCTACCTCGCGTGGTGGTAAAGTTTTATTGCAGGTAAATAGATCCCGGCTGACAATCGGTTTGCCACTACGATTGGTATAGAACGGAAGCCCGTTTTCCGTTAACCATTTTCGCTGGTGGCTTGCATATTTGCAGCCCGTTAATATTAGCAATTCATCTTCGGTTAAAAATAAGTTGCTCATAGCTATATCTCATAACCGCCGCTAACTATATACGGTTAGCGGCAATTAGGGTTGAACATTAAAAATCAGCCTGACTCGGGATCAGTTTTTGCCAGATAACTGAAACGTATTTTGCCTGGTAACGGGCGTCATCAAGTGCATTATGGCGCTCACCTTCGAATGGAATAGCCGTTCTGGCATCGAAGTCTATGGCTTTCCCCAGCTCACCGATTGTGCGTACATCGCGATCGTTGTAGTAACGCCACGGGCAGGGGATCCCCTGCCGTTCGTATGAACGGCGCAAAATCGTGTTGTCGAAGTTGGCTCCATTTCCCCAGACCTGAACAAAAAATTCACCGGAGTTTTCGTCGATAAATTCCCGCAATTGTAACAGTGCATCATCTAACTGGATTTCATCGGTCATAATGGCAGATTGCGCTTCGCGTGATTGCTTAAGCCACCATTTAATGGTGTCCCGATCAATGACTCCGCCAGCAGTTTCCAGATCGATAGTCTTACTAAATTCCGGTCCCATATCTCCGGTTTGCGGATCGAAAAATATTGCACCTATTGAGATGATCGGGGCATCAGGATTTTTTCCCATGGTTTCAAGGTCGATCATTAGATGGTCACACGTCCTGCTGGTGGATGTGATTTCTTGATGACCGTTCACCTTAATTGAGTGATCTGCCGTCTCGCCAGTTTCATTATCGCTGGCATGATGCTGATTGCCGCCAGTGTTCTCCTTGTGTGGATGTTCAGCGCCTTCCATTTTCTCCGGATCATCTTCCTGAACTTCAACCTGATACTCTTCATCGAATGTTTCCTGGTATGTTGCGTCGCCCATCACCGCGCCACAATCAGGGCAGTTGCCGCCGCCGGTCTGACCGCAGGCGGTGCAGACTTTTTCCACTTCCTGTTGCGCCACTGGTTCAGGCTGTTTCGTTTCTGGCTCGTTTTGTAACGCATTTGGGCTGTTTTGTTCCGCTTTTTGGTAGTTCCGTTCCGATTCATGCTGGTTCTGGTTTACAGAATCGCGGGTCTGGATCCCCTTAACCCATTTCGGATCATTCGGGTCGCTAATCCCTGCAACAAATTCTCCGCGAGAGGCAGCAAGCAACTTATCGGCGTCAGGCTGGCTGATATTGGCTGCCTGCATAATTTTGTTTACTTCGTCAGCGGTAACTTTTACCGGCTCTGGTTGTGCGGTCGTGTCAGATGCACCAGTATTTTGTTGTGAACCTGAGTATGTACCGTTTTTGCGGGCGAAATATTCTTCTTTCGTGATTTCAGTAGCCCCGGCAGCCAGTGCCTTATCCAGACCAGAAAGTTTGTTTGCGCGACCGTATTTTTCGCCATCCTTGTCGGTGAAGAGGAAGTAGAACGGCCCCTCACGCTCTACAGATGGTTCGACTTCCACTTTGCATTCGGTTTTTTCGTTGTCCGGAATTGCCGTTTCCACTGCATCAGTTTCTGGTACTGGCGACGAGAGAGTATCAGTTGCGCTCTGATTTGTTCCTTCATCTTCAAACACGCCCTTTGTAGTCAGGTATTCAGTAATGTATTTGTTCAGTGCCACAGGGGCTTTGTGAATGTCGATCGGACGTTCACGGACAAGGCCAAAAATAGTCTGGCGGTCGTAGCGAAGGGCATCAGGCTGTTTGCGCATTGATGCCGAGATACGCTTCCAGTCTTCGCGGTAGTTGTCGATAACTTCATTTTTTGCCCAGCGATGGATGCTGCCGTCAATGTTTCCGGCATCCACATCACCAGGCCAGAGAGCGTAGGCCAGTTCGTCATCCAGTGTTTTCCATGTCTGCTTGTATTCGCGATGAATGGCAGCAATGACCAGGCTGATTTTTCCTGTTGAATTTTCAGTGTGCTGTTGATTGACTCTGGCGCGGGCGAGATCAACAACAGACGTGTATTTTCCGGTTTCCTTGCGTTCACCTTCGCGACGTTTTTTCCAGATGCGCATTTCTGCCTGAATTTCGGGCCATTTGGCACCAGGCTTACATTTATGCTTAACCCACCCGATGGCATGCAGCTTAAGCTCCGGATACATGGCGTTAACTTCTGGCATTTTCATCAACGCTTCAACGATATGTCCGTCGAATGTTGCCATGTCTTCCTGCAACAATTCCTGTGCGCTAATAACCATATCAACGGTGATGTTTTCACATGTGTCGAACTTAACCATGACAGCGTTCTGTACTTCAGGGGCCAGCTTGTCAAAAGTGACGTTCATCGGATCTGATTCAGTCTCAACCGGGACAAAGGAAGCAGACGCCTCATCCCAGCGGTTTTCCTGCATATATTCAGCATCCCATGAATCGAGGGCAGGGCGGGGTATGCCAGGTTTATCCTCGCAGACAATAAATTTATAAGCGCAGTCCTGAGCAGCCGGATAATGTTCCAGGAACTGCCAGTGAAATTTTGCTCGAGCACGGCGTTCGTCGCCAGCTTCAATGGCAGTGGCTACAGCGACTGCACCTTCTTCCTTTATTGCCTGTTCGTCCGGAATGGCGGCGCAAATAAAGACTTTACTCATTTTGTTTTAACCTCATTACAGATTTAAGGGTGAACAAATCCCTGCCATTGCTGGCATATAAAAATGAAACCGGATATTAATTACGGTGCTGTTTTAAGTCCTGCCGGGATTTCGTTATTATCCATGTGAATAACTTTATCGACCGGATAACAGTTACCGGGAATTTTCTGTTCCGCTGCGGCAACCATGCATTCTTTCATTGAGCCGTATACGCCAGTAACCATGTCAACCGGTTCACCGGAAACAAGAAAAACCGTCAGAACAAGTGCAAATGTAGTATTCATTGCCAGCATCCTTTTTGCATCAGGCGTAAACGGGCCAGCATTGAAACAATGCATATTTTATTTAATAGCTCCCGTTCTTGTTTTCTCTTGTTAATGGCATCTTCAGTAAATACTGGGTTACTGATAGTGACACCAATTTCAAAACAACCTTCAGACGTATTAACGTTTGGTAATAACGTTTCCATTATCGCGTCCTCAACAATGAATTTTGTGATGCGGCGCCTGGTGCCTCCAGGTGACGTTAACCAGTAAACCATTAACGCCGGATTGTTAGTTGATGTCTGTTACGCAAGTAAAAGACCGCTTGTTTTAACTGTTCCGCGTGCGCTGAGCCGCATTCACCGCATCACAAAATTCACTTTAAAAGGGGCGGGTATCACGGGAAAAACAAAACGAATACCCGCCAAAAGGTAATCAACATGGGTTGTTGTAGCGGAGTTGTCACTCAGGCGTATGGTCAACCTGACAACCCGGTGTCCTCAACGGGGAAGGAATAACCCCGCCATACTTACCGCCGCGCCATTTCGCGGAGTGCCACAACCGGAAGCGCACGGTCGACGAAAATTTAACGACAGGCTATCTATGAACCAGCAACCTCGCCGTGCGCTTTCGCGTTATGCTCTGACTTTTCAGAGAAATATCCTTTCAGTAAACTGTCAGTGCCGGATGTTCACCCGTGTCCGGCGCACGCACTCCACTTCACCCATGGAGAACTCCTTAATTACCAACCCTCAGGAGGGTGAATGTTAAAATCAACTCTTATTGCTAAATGCCTTTATCAAAATCGCATGGTAAGCAGCATTTCAATAGGCGAGTCTGCAGTTAAAAGTATTTTCGAAGAGTACTTTCCCGGGCATGATTTTAATAAATGGAATACCAAATTACCGCCAGCAGTTTCAACGCGTATTCTGAAAGCAACTGAAAGAGCAAGTACAATTCGCGTTAACTATTTCATTAAAGATTTGTGGGATCTTTGATATCCACAGAGCCTAAAGTATGTGCATATGGATGTGCTATTGTGCGCCCTCGCAGATTTGCATCATTTTCTAAATTCACTGAACGAAACAGGGCATCAACAAGGCTCTGTACAATGCAAAGGCAATCGAAGACTGTCGCCGTTTCTGTTTTGATTGATGAAAGAACATGGCCATTCACGCAAACAGAAATTACCCGTTTATTAACATCGCTTTCCTGCTTTTGATTATCAGAACCATATAGCCCAGAAAAAGCATTGCGCACATTACGAACCATATTATCGATGGTTTCTTTTTTGGTGTATGCCGGGTCAATTTTCACCAGACTATCACCGAGAGTCGTTGCAGCAATTGTCTGGATTTCTTTTGGTAAATCTTTAAATTCCATTATTAGCCTCGTTGGTTAGCTATTAACGTGGGTATGTAATCATTCTGGCAATGCTTAATGCCGCTGCTTTTTCCAGATTGGTGATATCCTGCTCCAGAGCGGACAGATTTTCAGCCTGCTTAGCCCTGGCTTCATTGGCCCATTTCAGGTCCTGCGCAGCCTTAATTTTCTGGTGCATCCACTCATAAAGTTCATCATCGGTATAGTCTGGCGCGATGATGACGGGTTCTCGTTTCTGCATACTGATTCCTCGCGGTGCTGCTTCGCTTATCAGCCGTTAGATTTTGCCGGGCTGGAAAGCGCCTGTTTAAATTCGCTGAAGCTGAGGGCTTCTTCGCCTTCGGCAAGGCCTTCGAAGTATTCTTCGTAAGCCTTTTCCATGATTGTGTCGAAATCCATATCACCCACCTGAATCTCTTTCCAGCCAGCGACGCGCTCCAGATTCGGTTTTAAACGTTTTGCTTTTGGTATACGTCATTGCGGTGAACGTGCCGTCCTGGTTTGGAAACACGCCGTACACCAGAGATTCGTTGTTGCCAAGATCGATAGTATCCATGCTGACCTCATTCCCCCTTAACGCCGGGGTAGCGGAACAAAAACCTGCTGCATAGTTATTAAAGTTGAACCCTGCCGTCATGTTCTTACGCCTCGGGCTGGCTACTTAACCCCTGACCACTGCCGGGTAACTCGAAGTATTTCCCTGCGTTCTGTGGGGCGGGGTGGGTTGGTATGAAAAGAAGGATACCCATAGGTATTTAAAAAGTAAATACCCATGGGTAACTTTTTTGCGGTGTCTTAACTGGTGACTAGTTGTTTGGTGAGCTATGATGCGTTTTGTGCTTTCTTTTTACGGATTTCTTCGTAGATCATATTGTAATACTGTTTTTTCTCTTCAAGAGTTTTTAATAAGTTATCCGCTTCACTTTCTGGCAGTTCGTCTAAGAGATCTAAAAAAATACGTTGTCGTGGCGTTAGAACCCTTGTTTCATAACTGGAGGCTGTGTTCGTTGATGATGAAACGATACCATCCATCCATCCCCGGGGTAACCCAAAGGACTCTTCGATAATCTCCACCATATCATCAGCGATCCGTTTTTTTCCCTTTTTCCCCTCTGGGTACAACATTCTTGATACATAAGAAGGCTCGCGCCCGATCTTTCTGGCCACGTTAACCGCTTTACCATCGCATTTCTCATCACGAATTTTGATGAGTTGCTGTCGTCTAAATTCATATTTGTCCATAGGTAAATAATAGATGCGATTACCGCAAGGTAAACAACCTGTGGGTATTGACTTTTGTTTACCTGTGGGTATTCTTTGCTGTGTTTACTAAGGAGTAGCTATGGAAGAATTAAGAATATTTCTCAATTCTCTTTCGTCAGATGAACAGCGTATGTTTGCATGCGAGTGTGGTACCAGCATCGGTTATCTAAGAAAGGCATTGAGTAAAGGTCAAGTGTTAGGGGCATCGTTATGTGTCCTTATTGAGCGAGCCAGTAATGGTGAAGTTACACGTCAGCAACTAAGGCCTTTTGATTGGATGAATATTTGGCCCGAGCTGGAAGATACCAAAACGTTAACACAACCACTTTCTAGGAGCTTGATTCATGAAAATCAAGCATGAACACATCCGCATGGCGATGAATGCCTGGGCTCATTCGGACGGTGAAAAAGTTCCGGCAGCTGAAATAACCCAGTCTTATTTTGAGTTGGGTATGACGTTTCCTGAATTGTACGACGACAGCCATCCGGAAGCCCTGTCTCGTAATACCCAGAAAATTTTCCGCTGGGTAGAAAAAAACACCCCTGATGCGGTTAAAAAAATTCAGGCGTTGTTACCGGCGATCGAAAAAGCAATGCCGCCTCCGCTGGTGGCCCGAATGCGCAGCCACAGTTCGGAATATCACCGGGAGCTTGTCGAGCGACGGGAGCGCCTGGTGAAAGATATCGATGAGTTTGTTGCGGCAGCGATCGTGTTGTTCGATCAGATGAATCGTGGTGGTCCGGCGGGAAATGCCGTGGTGGCGCATTGATAACGTGTTCTGGGGGGGGGATGAAGCTCCTTTTTGCTGAACGTCCGCTGGTTATAAACACGCAGCTGGCGATGAAAATTGGTCTGAACGAAGCCATCGTGTTGCAGCAGTTGCATTACTGGTTGAGAGATACCGGTTCCGGCATGGAATGTGATGGTGTTCGCTGGATTTATAACACAACAGAACAATGGCTGGAGCAGTTCCCGTTCTGGTCAGAGTCAACGTTAAAACGCGCATTTGCAAGTCTGAAAACGCTGGGGCTTTTACGTTGCGAAAAGCTCAATAAATCAAAGCGTGATATGACTAATTTTTACACGATTAATTACGAGAGCGAGCTTTTAGATGGTGGCAAAGTGAGCGAATCCATCAGATCAAAATGCGCTGCTCCATCAGGTCAAAATGACACGATGGAAGAGGCCAAAATGGCACGTTCCATTGGTTCAAAACGACTCAATGTCATCGGGTCAAAATGGCCTGATGATCTTACAGAGAATACAACAGAGATTACTACAGAGAATAAAAACACTTCTCGTCCGGAAGCTTCGCAACCGGACCCGCAGACGGTTGAACAGGATTTTTTAACCCGACACCCTGACGCGGTTGTGTTCAGTGCAAAAAAACGCCAGTGGGGCAACCAGGAGGATTTGGCGTGTGCGCAGTGGATCTGGGGGCGAATCGTGAGTCTTTACGAGCAGGCCGCCAGCGATGATGGCGAGATTTCGCGACCGAAAGAACCCAACTGGACCGCATGGGCCAACGACGTGCGCACAATGCGGATGCTGGATGGCAGAACTCACAGACAAATTTGTGAAATGTTTGGTCGGGTGCAGCGGGATCCATTCTGGGTAAAAAATATCATGAGTCCGTCAAAGCTTCGCGAAAAATGGGATGAACTGGTTATCCGCCTGGGGCGTTCGTCTGTACAGCGTTGTGTGAATCATATTTCTGAGCCGGATACCGAAATTCCGCCGGGGTTCAGGGGGTAACGGGCCATGAAAAATATCGCGACAGGTGGTGTTCTTGAGCGTATCCGTAAGCTGACCCCGCAGCATGTAATCGCGCCGTACCGGACAGTGGACGAGTGGCGCGAGTGGCAACTGGCAGAAGGGCGAAAACGTAGCGAGGAGATCAACCGCCAGAATCGCCAGTTGCGGGTGGAAAAAATCCTGAATCGTTCGGGCATCCAGCCTCTGCACAGCAAATGCTCGTTTGCGAATTATCAGGTGCAGAACGACGGGCAAAAACACGCGCTGAGCCAGGCAAAATCCATCGCTGACGAACTGATGACCGGGTGCACGAATTTTGTGTTCAGCGGTAAGCCGGGTACCGGAAAGAACCACCTTGCAGCCGCCATTGGCAATCATCTTCTGGCGAAAGGTCGCAGCGTGATTGTGATAACGGTGGCTGATGTGATGCTGGCGTTACACAACAGCTACGACAACAAAAACTCAGGCGAAAAATTTTTACAGGGGTTGTGTGATGTTGACCTGCTTGTCCTGGATGAAATCGGAATGCAGCGGGATACGCGCAACGAGCAGGTCACACTGAACCAGATAGTCGACCGCAGAACGGCTTCGATGCGTAGTGTCGGAATGCTGACGAACCTGAACCACGTAGCGATGAGTACGCTTCTTGGCGAGCGTGTGATGGACCGCATGGTCATGAACGGTGGTCGCTGGGTGAATTTTAACTGGGAGAGCTGGCGTTCGAATGTCAGACACCTGAGGGTTGTGAAGTAATTTTGTCCGGAGGAAATTTTAATGGAAACCGTTTTTGACGCACTGAAAGCAATGGGAAAAGCCACATCGGTAGAACTGGCCGCGCGACTTGATATCAGTCGTGAAGAGGTTCTCAACGAGCTGTGGGAACTCAAAAGAAATGGCGTCGTTGATAAAACTGGTCACACCTGGTTTCTGGCTGGCGAAAGTGAATCCCTGGTAACCGAAGAGCGGCCAGTAAAATCTGAAGCACAGGATATGCTGACCGGGGAGGTCGAACAAAAAGTTACCGCAGACATGATGATTGAGTTTATCGGTCAGGATGGGGCTAAAACGTGTGAGGAACTGGCGGGTAAGTTCGGCATCAGTACTCGCAAGGTTGCTTCCACGCTGGCGGTGGTAACCGCAACGGGGCGGCTGGCACGCGTTAATCAGAGCGGTAAATTTCGTTACTGCATGCCGGGCGGTAATTTACCAGCAGAGCCGAAAGCAGCATCGGTAACGGAAAATGATGGTAAGACCTTTCCTCAGCCAGCAGGTGTTGCGTTACCAGTCCGGGAAGCCGCAACACAGGAAGAAATTAAAACAGAAACTGTAGCGGGCATTGTGCAGTCGCTGCCATCGTTTACTGAAACGCGAGCGGATGACCTGATTTTACCATCGCTGCATATGGCAAACCTCGAACTGCGTCGGGCGAAAAGTCATGTCCAGAAGTGGGAACGAGTCTGCGCCGCGCTGCGGGAGCTGAACAAGCACCGGGATATTCTTCGGGATATTACCGCGACCGGAGAGCTGCAGCGGTGAGTGGCTGGAAGAAGTGGTACGAGGCTGAAATCATGATACTCCGTCAGTGTGCGGGAACGATGACGGTCGAAAGCATTGGGAGGCTGACCGGTCGTACAGGTGATGCTGTCAGAACGAAAGCGCGGGAACTGGGTGTCAGTCTGATGTTACGGGGTGATTATCACCAGTCAACAAAATATCCACAGAGTGATATTGAACTGGCGCGACAGCTGCATCAGCGTGGCGTACCCAGGAGAGAAATCGCCAGAAAATTTGGAATGCCGTTGCGCACAGTGAATAACTACGTTTATTTCGACAGGAGAGTTCAGGAGTGAGGGTGAGAGTTTATATTGCCGGTCCAATGACCGGGTATAAAAATTTCAACCGTGAGGCGTTCCACAAGGCGGAAGAGGAACTGAAACGGGAAGGGCATACAGTCTTGAACCCGGCAGTACTTCCGGACGGGCTGACACAGCCGCACTACATGGATATCTGCATGGCAATGATACGTAGCGTGGATGCGATTTATATGCTGAAAGACTGGCAACGGTCAGCAGGCGCTAAAGCGGAACTGGCTCTGGCGGAGAAGCTAGGGCATGTGGTTGTTTTTCAGAGGGGGGCGATATGCCGATTCTCTGGTTTCAGGAGGTGTGGGAAAAAGAAATGTGGGAAGGTCTTGTGATTGTGGCCGAAACAGTTCTTTTATTATGGTCTGTGATTGCGTGTATTTTTATGATTTATTGTGAATGATGTGAATCTCGCGGTGGCCACTGAATTGCAACCATTACCCCCTGTGATGTAATTGTGGGGTAATGGTTGCGCAGGCATAGCGACAGGACTGGATGAGAAAAATATGACGAAATTTACCAGAGAGCAATTGATTGCTCATGCTAATGAAAGTGTGAAATCCATGAAATTTGCTGCGCGACAGACCGTGTTTAAGACTTCAAGAGTTGCCATTGAAATGGATCTTGCGCTTGCCCGTATTGCGCTTGCCTCACTTGAAGCAATGCCAGTTGCATGGTCCTGTGCTCACAATATGGTTTTGTTCAATGCTGAATCTGTTGCGGCATACGCAAAACACTCAGCCATTGCGCCAAAACCCCTGTACGCTGCGCAACCGGCATCACTTTCACATGAGGAAGAGTTGGCAATGCTGGTTAAACAATTGGTAAGTCAGTTGAAAAAAGCGAAACCAGATTGCAAATTACCGGATATGGCGATGGGGTATCTGGAGCGGAATGGGCTGATAAGCGCGGAGGATGTTTTACGATGACCTGGCCGGAGGCATTCACAACGACAGGAATTGCAATGGCGGCAGCACTTGTTGTGTATTCGATTTGCAGCTGGGGATAAAAACGGTTTGCGGGGAAATCTTAGTTAAGTAGAATGACTGCGGGTGCTTGAGGCTATCTGTCTCAGGCATGAACACCAAAAGGCAGATAGAGAAAAGCCCCAGTTAACATTACGCGTCCTGCACGACGCTTAACATTAATCTGAGGCCCAATCTATGTCTCACAAATGTAGGTTAGCCTCTTACGTGCCGAAAGGCAAGGAGAAGCAGGCTATGAAGCAGCAAAAGGCGATGTTAATCGCCCTGATCGTCATCTGTTTAACCGTCATAGTGACGGCACTGGTAACGAGGAAAGACCTCTGCGAGGTACGAATCCGAACCGGCCAGACGGAGGTCGCTGTCTTCACAGCTTACGAACCTGAGGAGTAAGAGACCCGGCGGGGGAGAAATCCCTCGCCACCGCTGATGTGTCAGGCATCCTCAACGCACCCGCACTTAACCCGCTTCGGCGGGTTTTGTTTTTTCTGGTCGTTCTGGTTTACAATTCGCACGCCAGCCTGAACAACTGGCACCTGCTGCGCCAGCAGAGACAACCGATGGCGCACGATACCAAATTACACAATTCTGATGATTCTGCCGTCTTTGCCAGCAGGCACGGGCGGCGTTCCCGCACTTTCAAATCTGACTGGTTCCAGCATCCCCCATGCACTGAAGAACAGGCCGAGTGGCTAATTCAGTGCTACCGCAGACACGGATACGAGATTAAGAAAGCCCTCAGCCTCGATTATCGTCACTGGATAATCTCCGTCAGGCTTCCTTACTCCGAGCGCCCACCGCGTCCGTCCCGCACATTCCAGCAACGCATCTGGAGGTAACGTGCGGGTATTACTTCGACCTGTTCTGGTACCGGAACTCGGGCTGGTGATCGTTAAGCCGGGCCGTGAATCCATGCCGGTATTCCACAATACCCGGGTACTGGTGGAGCCGGAACCGAAAAGCATGCGTAATCTGCCGTCCGGGGTTGTTCCTGCCGTTCACCAGCCGCTAGTGGAAGACAAAACATTGCTGCCGTTTTTCAGTAACGCACGGGTGATTCGTGCTGCTGGTGGTGCTGGTGCATTGTCTGACTGGCTGTTGCGCCATATTAAATCCTGCCAGTGGCCACACGGCGATTATCATCACAGCGAAACCGTCATTCACCGTTATGGTACCGGCGCAATGGTGTTGTGCTGGCACTGCGACAACCAGCTGCGTGACCAGACATCCGAATCACTCGAGCAACTTGCTCATCAAAACCTGTCAGCATGGATGATTGACGTCATCGGTCACGCAATAAGCGGTACGCAGGAGCGTGAATTATCTCTGGCTGAATTATCCTGGTGGGCGGTCTGCAATCAGGTGGCGGACGCGCTTCCGGAGGCAGTATTACGTCGTTCTCTGGGGTTACGTGCGGAAAAAATCCGCCCCTTGTACCGCGAAAGCGACATCGTACCGGGAGAGCAGACCGCCATCAGCATACTGAAACAGCGCACAAAAAATCTTGCGCCGCTGCCTCACGCCCACCAGCAACAGAACCCACCACAGGAAAAGACGGTGGTCAGCATTGCCGTTGATCCTGAGCCTCCGGAATCTTTCATGAAACGACCTAAACGTCGCCGCTGGGTTAACGAGAAATACACACGCTGGGTGAAGACACAGCCGTGTGCGTGTTGTGGTAAGCCAGCCGACGATCCCCATCACCTGATTGGTCATGGTCAGGGCGGAATGGGGACAAAATCTCACGATATTTTCACGCTACCGCTGTGTCGGGAGCATCACAACGAGCTTCATGCGGATCCGCTGGCGTTCGAAGAAAAGCATGGTTCTCAGGTTGATTTAATTTTTCGTTTTCTTGATCACGCCTTTGCAACTGGCGTGCTTGGGTAAAAGAGGTGACTGATGCTCATAGATTTGGTTTTACCTTACCCGCCGACGGTGAACACTTACTGGCGACGCCGTGGCAGCACATATTTTATCTCGGAGGAGGGAAAGCGTTATCGCCGGGCTGTGGCGTTTATTGTTCGCCAGCAGCGGCTGAAATTAAGCCTGTCCGGAAGGCTGGCGATAAAGGTGATTGCAGAGCCACCGGATAAGCGTCGTCGCGACCTGGACAACATTCTGAAAGCACCGCTGGATGCGCTGACGCATGCGGGAGTGTTAATGGACGATGAGCAGTTTGATGAAATCAATATCGTTCGTGGTCAGCCAGTATCTGGTGGACGTCTGGGGGTGAAGATTTACCCCATAATGCATTAAGAGCAGGTCAAAAAATGAAACTGGAAGATTTACCGAAATACTACTCCCCAAAATCCCCTGGCCTGACCGATGCATCGGCCTCAACGTCAAAAGATGCGCTGAGTATCACTGATGTGATGGCCGCGCAGGGCATGACACAGAATCGGGCTGAGATGGGTTTTTCTGCGTTCCTGGGGAAAATGGGCATCAGTATGAATGACAGGGCGCGGGCAACAGAATTACTGGCAGATTATGCACTCAGTCGGTGCGATCGTGTGGCGGCGTTGAGAAAACTTCCGGCAGAAATAAAACCGGTAGTGATGCGCATTATGGCTTCGTACGCTTTTGAGGATTATGCCCGCAGCGCAGCGAGTAAAAAGCAGTGCCCTTGTTGCTATGGGGAAAAATTTATTGAAAGCATAGTTTTTACAAACAAGGTCCAGTATCCGGATGGTAAGCCGCCGGTATGGGCAAAGTGTACGAAAGGTGTGTATCCGTCTTACTGGGAAGAATGGAAAAAAGTCAGGGAGGTGGTAAAAGTTGCCTGTCCGGAGTGTGGCGGAAAGGGTGAGGTTTCCACCGCCTGTAAGGATTGCCGTGGGCGTGGTGTCGCCATTCATCGTGAAGAGTCGGTAAAACGTGGTATGCCTGTTATCAGAGACTGCCAGCGTTGTGGTGGTCGTGGCTATGAAAGACTACCATCAACGGAGGCATTTAATGCTATATGCGAGGTGACAAACCAGATAACACGCGCGTCATGGGAAAAAACAGTTAAGAAATTTTATGATGCGCTGGTGACCCGGTTTGATATTGAAGAAGCATGGGCTGAGCGGCAGTTAAAAAAGGTAACTAGGTAACAAGGTTGATTTTTCCGGAATCTGTGGTAAATTCGTCATAACGATGGGCGTTTTATGCCTGACGTTAGAAGAGTTTCTACAACCCGCCGCTGAGCGGGTTTTTTATTGCGAAATTAATTACGGACCGTTATTATTCTGCTCCCGGCCCTTTAGCTCAGTGGTGAGAGCGAGCGACTCATAATCGCCAGGTCGCTGGTTCAAATCCAGCAAGGGCCACCATCACAAACCGCCATTAGCTTATCAGGAAGAGCAGACGACACGATAACAGGGTTGTTGGTGCGGGGGGCGGGTCCCCGATGGCGGTCCATTATCGGTATTCAGCGTTGTTAGCTCAGCCGGACAGAGCAATTGCCTTCTAAGCAATCGGTCACTGGTTCGAATCCAGTACAGCGCGCCATATTCATTCTTCCAGATTCCTTCCGGCAGAGCCTTATACTGAAATATACCTGGCTCAGGATATTGTTGAAAATATTATATGTTTGTCAAAAATAAAAGTTCTGTTAAGTATTGATTGAATATTTGTTATACGGTCTAATGGTTTTTTCAGCATTAAATATTTATCATTCATATGGTGTGGGTAGAGTGAATATTGATGAGGCGTCGGGGTGTTTCATCCTTAGGCAGCGTATTGATATAGTCAATGCAGCACGAGCAAAGGCCTTCAGCCGTTTGACAGTTTTGTTCTGTACTCCTGATCGTCTTTCGGGAAGAGACGTTATTATTCTGAATAGTGATGCTATACAGAGGGTTTGCGATGAGTTCATGGTTGCTAATTCAGAATTATTTGCTCTTGTTCAGGAGTACAACAGAATAGCCAGGACCTGTGGTATGGATGAACTTCGGATTACTCATCTGGGGTAGATACATATCTGGATTATCACCTGTTACGGTAAAAAGTGATTGCTTACTGTTTTTGTGAATGGCATTGCAGCAGCCGGATAATGTCAGTGCTGGCTGACGGTGTGCTGGTGGCGGGTGTGGTGGTTGTTGCTTTCCCGTTGCTGAAAAAGAAAACGCCAGACTGTTAGCCGGGTATCAGTTAGCGGGAGAAATTTTTAAATACTTCACAATTCAGGCGGTTGACTGTTGTCTGGTTTGCGGGGAGTTTGTTAAAAGAAACTGGCATGGTGAATCCCCCTGTGCGGAGGGGCAATCAGCGAGTAGGTATATGGGATAATCGCGGATTCAGGTGCTGGTACTGAATTCACCGGGAGGCACCCGGCACCATGCAATGGCACATAGCGCCACTCTCCAGCCCCTCTCCGGAGGGGCTGTTTATATTGATTTTGTCAGATGTGAGTAAACTCCTTATGGATTTTGTTGTTTTAGCCCATAAGGACATATTTGCAGAGTGCAACGGTTATTAAAGCATTCATTCAATACGTTATCTGTATTTGTAGGGCATTCCTGGCTGTTTTTGATTAAATTCCAGAATGTTTTATTGAATGGTACTATGTTGTAAATGGTTACAGGTAGCACTTTGTTATTGAGCATGATACCTGTGTGGGTAATGCTGCCAACTTACTGATTTAGTGTATGATGGTGATTTTAAGGTGCTTGCGTGGCTTCCATTTCCATCAGATGTCCTTCCTGCTCCGCTACTG